AAGTTTTTCCTTCTCTGCTTTATCCGTTTCCGCCGCAATCATCGCCTCAAGCTCAATGGCTCTTCTTTCCAATCGCTTCTGTTTTTCTATAGCAACTTCTTCTGTCGTAGCCCCTTCAAGCAGCTTGATTCTATCTTCCATCTCTCCGACAACAAGACTTGATTCTCTATCAATTCGTTCCTTCTGTTTATTCAACTGCTCTTCCAACATAACAATTATTCGATCATGTGTTTCTTGTGCTACAGAAAGTTCCACATCATACGCTTCTATAATAGCCTGTTTCCGCATTTCAAGAGTACCTATTTCTTTATCATGCTCTTCTTGCAATTGTTTCACTCTGGTATCAAATGCTTCATTTTCAAGATCTACTTTAGATCTTATCGTTTCTTCTACAACACCATATTCATTACGAATTCTGGCAAGATTATCTTTATGCCCTTCTTCAAGTTGAGATTGCTGTTCTTCCAAATCTGTTAGAATTAATTCTGTTTTTCTTTCTTCTGCTTCAATTTCTTTTTGTACTTTTTCTTCTATATTTGCAAGTGACTGATGATGTAAACTATTTTCTTGATCGATCTTCCCTTGCAATAAGGAAATCTCTTTCTGATATAATGAATTAAGTGCTTTCATTCCCTCTTCTGCCAATTGTTTATATGCTGCAATCTTTTCATCTGTGGCTTCCCGAACTTTCTTACTGGCTGTGGTAGAAATATAAACAAGTCCACCTATCGCTGCTGTTATACCTGCTATAGCCAGCACGACTGGATTTGCTGCAAGGAATGTCAAAGCTGTGGCAATTCCTTTGATTACCAAAATCAATTTGGATCCTACTATAAGCAAAGGACCTATTGCCATCGCTATACCGGCCCATTTCACAATACTCTCCTTCTGCTGAGGTTCTAACGCTTTGAACCACTCCGTTACACCTTGAATCTTACCTTTGACATCTTCAAGAATAGGAACCAAGGCATCTCTCAAAACTTTCCACAGAGCCATGAGTGCTCCTTGTGACTCCATAAGCACCTGGTTCCATTTAAACGCTGCTGTTTCTGTCACCGTCTTAAAAGCATGATCGAGTGAACCCGTGGAATTGACAACCCCACTCATAACAGAATCCACTATCTTCGAATCCTGGGCAAGCACATTCATTATGCCTCTAAAAGCCCTGACATTTGGAATCACTTCGGCCAACGCTTCCTCATTATCCCCAAATGCATCATCCAACGTGCGCATTGCCTGAACTAATCCATCAGGTTCCTGAGCTGCCATCTTTCGCAAATCTGCCATGGAAAGTCCTACTGCTTCAAGAGCCTTTCTCGCTCCATCCGTAGGTTTCAACATCGCTGTCATAATAGCACTGACAGAGGTGGCACCTTCCGCTGCATTTGTTCCAGTACGAGACATGACAGCTAATGCACCTGCAACTTGGTCAAATCCAATTTTCAATGCAGACGCAGTTGGTAATAAACCTCCTAATACAGGAGCTAATTCAGAAGCTTCCAATTTTCCTTCTCGAACAGCAGCCACCAAGACATCTGTGGCTCTACCAGCAGACATATTTTCGGCTCCATAGGCATTCATTGCACTTGTCACAGCATCCGCTATTGTCTTTGTTTCTCCTAGACCAGCAGCAGCCGCCTTTGCGGACTTTTCTAAAGCATCCATGGCTTCTGTACCACGAAGTCCAGCAGAAGTCACAAAGAAAAGTCCTTCAGCAAGTTCCTTTGGTGCTTTACCAAGCTCCGGTGCCATTCTAACTAGGTCATCACTCCATGCATTTACCTGTTCTTTGGCAATACCAACCAAACCAATTACCTTGGACATTTCCGACTCGAAACCCATCCCTGTTTTTGTGGCAGCAAAGCCTATTCCTGCAAGTGGCAAAGTCACATATTTTGTCAAATCCTTGCCTACCTTTGCCATGTGTTTACTGAGATTTTGAAGTTGAGCACCAAGGCCTTGCACTGTCTTTTCTCCGGTTGCTCTTACTTGGCTCATCGCGGCATTAAATTGTGATGAATCTGCAGTCACTGGAGCAGCTATTTCACCAACTATGAAAGCCATTTATTTTCTACCTCCTTTAACTCCCTGAATCTCATGCATAATACTTTCTTCATCCCATTCGGCTAAACTTCTATTATCTTTGTCTTTTAGCCATCGAGCATATGCTGAACCCACCGGCAATCCTCGAACCAAAATCAAAAATCTCCGCCAAGATAATACACCACTCAATCCTGCCTCTACCAAATCAATATCATAATACTGTATGAAATCCGCCTCAATTGCACCCCAGGCCCAGAGAAGTAACCTGGGGTCTACACGTTTTTTTCATACTTCTCTGGGTTGCCTTTTATGTCATATCCCCATTTCTTTAAAACATCGGGAATCAATACTTGCACCACAAATTGTGTGTCTATATCATTTGCATCACGCAAGATTGAGGTGAACCGGGCACCAAACATCCTCTCAATAAATTCCAAAATCCGGAATAGTGAATATTGTCTTTCCATCTTTTTTAATTAAACAATATCGCATATAAAACATTGCAAATGGGAACGGCATGCTTCTTGGTATCTCAAAAATTCTGCCCTTGAATCTCACTTTATATGGATTATTCTTGTTTTTGTATTCAAGTAGGGCCTTATCATAGTCGGTTACCAATTCCTTCTCCTGAGCAACAACCGCCTTTTCCGTGACTTCGTTCAGGAATGCAATACGCTCCGCATTCGTCTTTTTTTGAGCATTCTCACTCATGAATGCTACCTCCTACAATAGATTTTTATGAGCCCGGAGTTATCTCGACCTTGCTGTTCACCCGGAATGTACCATTGAATCTGTATGATCCAGATGTACTTCCAGTCTCATTGTATGCTGTGAAGAATCCTGTGAGGGCCCAACCAAAGCCCGTGTTTCTTGTATGCCTCACTGTCACTTCTTGCCCAGATTCTGCGGCGTCCCTGAGCTCACTCTGTCCTACATCCAAACCCGTACTGGCGTCCTCGATAGCAACACCCTCGACGGTCGCCGTTTCTCCAACTGCTATTGATATGAACTGCTTCTGTAGCACATTTGTCCCAGCTATGACATCTTCCGCACCAGTCACGTCTTCTTCATCAATACTGACACTCCGATTGAAGGCCGTGACCTTTGCCACAACCTCATCTTCCACCTCCACTATGGTGTTTGCAAATTTCACTTCATCTGCAAATAATTGTAAGTTTATTTTTATCAACCTTTTCACCTCCATTATTTTCTATACAAATCCCCTTCTGACTCCACTCGAACCCTGTAGTGTCCCGACCATTCATTCCTGCCTTTATCGTCTTTACCTATCGACGTTGGCGTTGTATCAATATATACTGCATGCACAGTCAGCCCTCCTGTTATGAACGGCATCCCTCCAAACCCAACCAACGATTTGTGGATTGTCATTATTGTATCTCTAGCCGTTGAATAATTAGTATTTCGAACCAATACCTGTACACCAAATTCATCCACAGACAGTGCCTGTGAATCTGAAGATACAGTGGCTGAAACATCATATACAACAATGCAATTATCAGGTTCATTGGGTTGAAAGCCATGAAATAAATCAACATTCTGTATTCCATATCCTTTTTCATGCAAATATAGAGCCAACTGTTCAGCAATCATTTCAATCGCCTCCCCAATTCATCAGCTATTGCCTTTTGCAAAGTAGATGCACATAATCGATTCATTGGATCTTTCAGGTAAAACCTTTTTCTACCCTTCTGAAAATTCGCATTGTTTTCATGCCATCTAACAGCATATGGGATAACTGGATGCCCTGTACCTTCACCCCCACCAAAGGAAATACAACCCTCTGGGGAACCGTCGGGTGCCATCAATACTATTCCAGAACGCATCAAGGTACCTTCATCATGCGGTACCTCCTGGTCTGCCGCTTCCAAGACGACATGACACGTTTTTCGAACGGCTTCACGGAGTCCACCTGATACACTTGCCATTAATTCTGGTCCTCTCCAATTTTCCCAACCCATTACCTCACCGCCACTTCGTAGTGATGTCTTTTCCCTGTTCTCGGATCATCTACGGGGTCAATAATAATAACTTCCATGTTCTCCCTTGCATAAGGTGCTGTCTGGTCAATCATCCAATACTCATATTCTGAATCAACTGGGGCGTCACGTTTGAGAAAGATAACTGCAGAAGCCATTACTTCTTCACCTTTTTGATTGGTGACAAGTTTTTTCCCATATTGAACAAACCCTTTCTC